TGATCGCCTTCGAGGAAAAGATGATGACCGAGCTGCCCCTGCCGATCTGCCGAGAGCACATCGAGCGCGTGAAGTTCTTCTACATCGAGCGCCATGGCCTCGAAGCCGCGAAGCGCATCCACCGCGCCATGGCCGCCAAGCTGCAAGGAAGGAAGGCCCCCCGATGAAGTACCGCAACAAGCCGTGCCAGGTGGGCGCGGAGAAGTACCGCAGTCAGCGCGAGCGCGACCGCCACCAAGAGCTGCTGCTGCTTCAACGCGCCGGCCGTATCACCGACCTGAAGCGCGAGGTGCCGTTCGAGCTGGCCCCCAAGGTCAAGATCGAGGGCGAGGACCGCGCCCGCCCCGCCGTGAAGTACGTGGCCGACTTCACTTACACCGAACTCCCTTCGGGCCGGCGCGTCGTCGCCGACGCCAAGGGCATGCAAACCACGGTCTACCGGCTCAAGAAGCACCTGCTGAAGAGCATCCACGGCATTGACCTGATCGAACTGTGAGCCACCCATGAGCACCCACCACCTGACCGCGCCACCGCGCCTATGGGCTCGCCATGAGCCCCTATGAGCCCGCCTTTGAGCGGGCTTTTTCATGTCCGGCGCCCGGATCGGTTGATTTCCAGGGGATGCGTGGGAAGGTGACGACCACAACAGCGCGCACCCCACACCACAACAACCAAAACAGCCATGACCGACGGCAACAACACCCCCGATGACAGCGGCGCAAGCCCTGCCGGGGGCTTGTCGATCAAGAAGCAGGCGTTCGCCCTGGCCTACCACCAGGAGCCCAACGCCACCAAGGCCGCCATCAAGGCCGGCTACAGCGCCAAGACCGCGCAGCAGGCCGGCAGCCGCCTCCTGAAAGACCCCGGCGTGAGGGCGGAGCTGGCCCGCCTGTCCGCCGAGCAAGTGGAATCCGATTCCACCCAGGCAGAGAAGACGAAGCCGCACACCGCCTCGCCGAAGGCGGCCCCCACCCCCAAGGCGGCGCAGACGCCGGCCAAGTTCAGCGAGCAGCTACTAGCCCGCCAGGCGGCGGCAGACCCCAACCAGCCCATCCCCGCCACCACGCCGATGGAAGAGGCGTTCATCACCGAGTACCTGCGCAACGGCATGAACGGGACGGCGGCATGGATCTTCACGCACCCCGGTTGCAAGCCTGATGCAGCGGCTTCCTACGCCAGTGTTTTGATCAGAAAACCGAGGGTCGCAGCCCGAATTGCCGCAGAACGTCAGCGCCTGGCACAACAACACGAGATGACCCGGGATCAGCTGCTGGCCGAGTTCCTTGCCATCGTGCGCGCGGACCCGAACGAGCTGACGCAGATGCGATGCGTGGCCTGTTCGAGCTGCTGGCCGTCGGACTCTGACCGCAAGGGCCGCTGGGTGGACCCGGACCCCGAGTGCTCCGAGTGCATGGGCGAAGGCAACACCGTCCCGTGGTTCGCGGACACCCGCAAGCTGTCGCCCGAGGCCCGGGCGCTGTTCGCTGGCGTCAAGCTCACGGCCAACGGCGTGACCATCCTGCAGCACGACAAGATGGCCGCGCTCGTCAACATCGGCAAGATCCTCGGCGCCTACGAGAAGGACAACGCGCAGAAGCGGCCGGAGCTGGCCGAGGCCGTGGCCGAGTTCGTGGCCCAGATCCACGAGAACGGCGCCGGCCGCCTGCCGTTCGCGCGCCGCACGCCGCCCGCTGACAAGGTGCAGCACTGATGAGCGCCGTGCTGGGCGACGCCCCGCTGACCCTGGACGAGATCCTGGGGCCGCAGTGGCGCGACCTGAACTGGCGCCTGCGCAACCTGTACTGGATCGTCAACAAGGACGCCAAGCCGGTGCGGTTCGAGCCGAACGCCGAGCAAGACGACTTCATCCGCAACATCTGGACGCGCAACCTGATCCTGAAGGCGCGGCAGAAGGGTTTCTCGACCCTGATCCAGATCCTGCAACTCGACCAGGCGCTGTTCAACTCCAACCACGTCGGCGCCACCATCGCCGAGACGCTGCCCAACGCCGGCAAGCTGTTCAAGAAGATCGAGTTCGCCCAGGAGCGGCTGCCCGAGGCGCTGGGCCAGGCCCTGCCGATCAAGGCCATGGCCTCGAAGTCCGCGATGGAGTTCGAGCACGGCAGCAGCATCTACGTCGGCGTCAGCGCCCGCGGCGACACCCTGCGCCTGCTGCACGTGTCCGAGTTCGGCGCGATCTGCCGCAAGTACCCCGAGCGCGCGGCCGAGATCGTGTCCGGCGCCTTCGAGGCGGTGCCTACCGAGGGCTGCATCGTCGTGGAGAGCACGGCCGAGGGCGCGGCAGGCCCGTTCTACGACCTGGTGATGGCCGCGCTCAAGCGCCAGCAGGAGGGCGCCCCCGAAACCGAGCTGGACTGGCGGCTGCACTTCTACCCGTGGTTCGACTCGCCCGAATACCGGCTGGACCCGGCCAACGTGATCGTCAGCGCCGACGAGCACCGCTACTTCGACAAGATCCAGGCGTACTGGCGCGAGCACGGCAAGCCCGGCCTCACCATCGACCCGGCCCAGCGCGCGTGGTACGTGGTCAAGAAGGGCACGCTCAAGCGGCTGATGAAGCGCGAGTACCCCAGCACGGTGGAGGAAGCGTTCGAGCAGGCCGTAGAAGGCGCCGTCTTCGGCGACGAGATGACCGCGATCCGCGAGGCGGGCCGCATCACCACCGTGCCGCTGGACCCAGCCTACCCGGTCAACACCTTCTGGGACTTCGGCCTGGGCCGCCGCAACCCGATCTGGCTGCACCAGCGCATCGGCCTGCAGAACCGCTGGGTCAAGTATTTCGACGACTACGGCAAGGGCCTGGCGTGGTGGTGGCGGCACCTGGAGCAGTGGCGCCGCGAGCACGGCGAGTTCGAGTGGGGCACCCACTACCTGCCGCACGACGCCGACACCGAGATCCTGGGCGAAGAGGTCACGACCAAGCGCCGCATCCTCGTGGCCGCCGGCATGCGCAACGAGTTCGTCGTTCCGCGCATCGCGCTCAAGAGCACGGCCATCGACATGGCCCGGGCCGCGCTCCCCGTCGACAACTGGTTCGACCGCGTGGAGTGCGCCGAGGGCATCAAGTGCCTGGACGGCTACCAGTACGAGTGGAACGAGAAGCAGGGGATCTGGAGCCGGACCCCGATGCCCAACTGGGCCAGCCATGGCGCCGACGCCTGGATGCAGTACGCCCAGGGCTACGAGGACCGCGGCCCAGTCCGGTCAGCGGCCAAGAAGCACACCGCACGAAAGAAGTCATGGCGTTGAGCCAGGAGAGACAACAATGCAACTGAGTCCAATCCGAAGCCCCGAGGGGCTGCCCATGTGGTCAGCCGGCGGGCAGCACGCCTGGAAGACCTTCGAGCACCGCGGCTACGTGGTCAGCCTCGAATGGGTGGGCGACCACCGCCGCACCCGCAAGTGCATGGTGATCTGGCCCGCCAGCAACGTGTTCGCCAGCGGCGCCACGAGCGAGGGCATGTGGGTCATCTCCGAGCGCGCCATCACCGAGTTCGTCGGCTTCAACGGCAACGACAAATGCACGGGCTCCGTCAGCGAGCACTGCCAGCGTGAGTGCCGCGAGGCCCTGCCGATGCTGGGCAAGGACGCGAACGATCGGCACGCCTTGAACGCGCTGATCGACACGGTGTGCCGGTTCGCGCCCGAGCTGGTGGGCATGCCCGTGGCACCCCAGGCTGTGCGCAAGGAGCTGCGCGGCCAGGCCATGTGGGACGTGGTGGCGACGAACAAGGCCACCGGCAAGACGCTTTCGGAGGCCAGCGTATGAGCGCCGTCGCCGAGCGCGTGGCCCGCCCGAAGGCCAAGCCCAGCAAGACCGCAGTGGCCGCCCGCCAGGCTGCGCAGCCGCGCGAGGTGGTCATGTCCGCCCAGGAGCGGCACGAGCAGCGCAAGGCGTGGTTCGTGGCCGAGGCCGCCAAGCAGGGTCCGAACCGCGCCCGCATGGCGAAGTGCGAGGCCGCCTACGACTCCGAGCAGTGGTCCCGCGAGGCAGCCGCCGAGGTGGAAGGGCGCGGGCAGAACCCCGTCGTCTACAACGAGATCAAGCCGGCCATCGACTGGATGATCGGCACGGAGCGCCGCAGCCGCGTCGACTTCTACGTCGTGGCCGAGGACGACGGCCAGGAGGCGGAAGACGACGCCACCAACAAGACCAAGCTGCTGAAGTACCTGGACGACACGAACCGCGCCCAGTTCGAGCGCAGCTATGCGGCCGAGGACATGTTCAAGGCCGGCGTGGGATGGCTGGAAGTCGGCCTGCGTGGCGACCGGACGGGCGTGCCTATCTTCGTGGGCGCCGAGTCGTGGCGGAACATCCTGTGGGACAGCAACGACCACCGCCGCGACCTGAGCAACGCGCGCTACCTGTTCCGCATCAAGGTCGTGGACTACGACGTTGCGCTCGCGATCTTCCCGGACAAGAAGGAGCAGCTTGACCGCTGCGTGCAGGAGGGCGACGAGCTTTCCGTCTTCAAGTCATGGATCAACGGCACGGGCCTGATCAGCGGCCTGGATGCCTTCGGCGCCAACTCCGACGAGATCGACTTCATCACGCCCAAGCCGGTGGGCCTGTTCAACCCGCGGCGGCGCATCATGCTGCTGGAATGCTGGTCGCGTGAGCCCCAGCGGCGCCCGGCCAGCGAAGACGGCCTCGGCGACCCGGTGCAGTTCAAGATGCGCGTGAGCATCATGACCGAGCACGACACGCTGATCGAGGCGTGGAGCCCGTTCAACCACGATCAGTTCCCGTTCATCCCGCTGTGGGGCTACATCAACCGCCGCACGCGGCTGCCGTACAGCCCCATCCTGCCCATGCTCGGGCCGCAGGAGGCGCTGAACCACCGCATGAGCAAGGCCATCATGGAGGCGGCCAGCAATCAGCTCATGGTCGAAGAGGACGCCATCGGCGAGGCGATGGATCTTGAAGAGATCCGGGACGAGCTGAACGCCCCTGACGGCATGCCGGTGTTCAAGACCGGCGCGCTGTCCGGCAATCGCATCCGCGAGCGGCCCACCGCAGGCGCGGCCACGCAGCAGCTCATGCTGGCCGAGCGCGATATCACGCACATGCGCTCCATGTCGGGCGTCACGGGCGAGAACCGCGGCGAGCAGACCAACGCCACCAGCGGCAAGGCCGTGATCGCCAAGCAAGAGCAGGGCAGCCTGTTGACGGCCGAGCTGTTCGACAACCTGCTGCTGGCCCGCCAGATCGAGGGCGAGTTGACCCTGAGCATGGCCGAGCAGTTCGTCCGCGCGCCGCTGACCATCCGCGTGGCCGGCGAGGGCCGCAAGGTCGAGCGCACCAAGATCAACCAGCCGATGCCGGACGGCACCTACCTGAACGACATTACGAAGCGGCGAGCCCACTTCACCGTCGGCGAGCAGGCGTGGAAGCAGAGCTACGCCGAGAGCGCCTTCCAGTCGCTCATGGAGGTGATGACGCAGCTCTCGGCGGCGGCCCCGCAGGTGGTCATCAACCTGCTGGACGTGGTGTTCGACATGCACCCGAACCTGCCGCGCAAGAAGGCGCTGATCGACCGCATCCGCGCCGTGAACGGCCAGCAAGACCCGGACGGCAAGCTGACGCCCGAGCAGCAGCAGGCCGCGGCCGACATGGCAGCCAAGGCCAAGGCCCAGTACGACGCCACCATGGCGAAGATCCAGGCCGAGATCCAGGAGGCCGTCGCCAAGGGCGAGAAGCTGATCGCCGACGCGATGAAGTCGCGGCTGGAATCGCTCTACATCAGCGCCCAGGCCGCGCAGACCCTGGCGCAGATGCCCGGTGCCACCCCGGTGGCCGACGAGCTGCTGCGTGCGGCCGGCTTCAAGGATGCCGGCGCGACCGGCGACGTGATCGAGCCCAGCGCCGTGCCGACCGACCCCGCCCAGCCGCAGCCTGGCGAAGAAGTTCCCCCCGTGGACCCCAGCATGGGGCCACAACCCCCCGCCGACGGAGCCCCGCAGCCGCCCCTCATGGGTGACGGCGAGGCCCGCGGCATTGAAACCGTCGCGCCCGACGGCGTGATCCAACCCCAAGCAGGAGCTTGAACGTGAGCAAAGCGAAATCCGCCACCAAGGCAGCCGCCACCGCAGCCACCGCGACCCCCGAGGCCGCGGCCACCAGCACCACCGCCACCGCGGCCGAAACCCAGGGCACCGCTGCCCCGGCTGAAGCTCCGGCCCCCGAGCCCGTCAGCGGTAACACCCTCGGCATCCGCCCCGTCATCACCCCGACCGTGGGCCGCCGCGTCCACTTCTGGCCCAACGCCGATCACCAGGAAGCGTTCGGCGTGTTCGACGCACAGCAGCCGTGTGACGCCGGCATCGTCTACGTGTGGGGCGACCGCGAGGTGAACGTCGAGGTCACCGGCCCGAGCGGTGTGCGCAACACCGTGCAGAACGTCCGGCTGCTGCAGGGCGACGACGAGCCCGAGGAAGGCAAGAGCTACGCCGCCTGGATGGACTACCAAGTCACCCAGGCGCTGAAGCAGGCCGCCGCCTAAAACCCCGCGACTTCAGGAGAGCCACATGGCAAAGAAGAAACCCGCCTCTGTCGGCATCTACGACGACGCCAAGTGGCGAGCCGAGGACGACATGCGGACCCTGGCACGCGCCCAGGAGATCAAGAACGACCCTCAGCGCCTGGCCGCGGCCAAGAAGTGCGCCGAGGAAAAGCTCGCCGAGATGCAGGCCGTGGCCGGCGTCACCTCGGCGAGCAAGTAACCCCGGGGGTGGAATCCGATTCCACCCCCACACCCAATCAGGACCACCATGAAGACCACCACCCCGACCGTCGGCACCACGCAGGCCGAAGCCGACGTTCTCGCGGCAACCGCCGCAGCCATCGCAGCCGGTCAAGATCCGTTCGGTGACGGCGACGACGAGCAACCCGAGAGCACGACCACTGCTGCTGCCGCCGAGGAAGAAGGCACGACGACCACCGCCGCTGGAGAGGACGCCAACGGCGAGAAGAGCGGCGAGGAAGAGGTTGCCGGCGACGAAGAAGACACCGACCTGACCCCCGAGCAGCTGGCCGCCATCGCTGGCGAGGAAACGCCCGAGCCTGCCCCCGCCCCTCGCTACAAGACCGTGGACCCCGCGGACCTGCAGGCCCAGCGCGCCGAGCAGATCGGCATCAAGGCCAAGGCACTCAAAGACCTGATGGACGGGGTGATCGAGCCCGAGGAATACAGCCGCATCGAAACCGAGGTGGCCGACAAGCTCGAAGAGCTGGCCGTCCAGCGCACGCTGCACGAGGCCAACGTGCAGACCGAGCAGCTGACCCAGGAAGCCGAACTCGACAAGATCATCGCGGCTGCCAAGAAGGCGGGCGAGGTGGACTACCGCGCTGACCCCAAGGCGGCCAAGCAGTTCGATACGGCCATGGCGATGCTGGCCCAGGACGGCGAGAAGCGCACCTATGCCAAGCTGGTGGAAGAAGCGCATCAGGCCGTGCTGGCAATCCGCGGCATCAAGCCTGCCGCAGCGCCGGCACCAGCAGCCACGCCGGCCCAGCCGCGCGAGAACGGCAAGGGGCCGATGACCCTGCGCAACGTGCCCGCGGCCGAGACGCCGAACTCTGGCGGAGGCTGGAAGGAGCAGCTTGCTGCCCTGAGCGGCCAGGCCTACGAAGAGGCGTTCGCCAAGCTGTCGCCTGGCCAGCGCGCCGAGCTGCTGAACGACTGAGGGGACCATGACGAATCGACCGGTTCCCGCTACGACTGGGTTCAACCTGATCGACGTGAAGGTGGGAGAAACAATCCGCCTCGAATCGGTTGACTTCGGGGAAATCTCCGTGACCATCAACGCCAAAGACGGACAGCGCGTTCGTCTTGGCGTGAAGGCCGGGCCTGCTGTGAAGGTAGTCCGGCCCGCACGCAAGGCGGGTTAGCCCGCCGACATTCAGCTCCGGGCCACCGCGCCCGGTTTCAATCGGCTCGCAGGATGTGAGTCATGGTGCCTTTCAGGAGCAACCATGGCACGTACCACCATCCTCCCGACCGATCCGAACAAGCGCAAGGCGTGGGCCGCCACCGTGGCCCAGGACAGCGCCAAAGAGCAATACTTCTCCCGCCTGGTGGGCGAAGAGGGCTCGTACTCGGCCATCATCAAGAAGACCGACACGGAGAAGGGCGCCGCTGACGAAATCGTCACCGCGCTCGTCGCCAAGCTGCGCGGCGCCCCCGTGACCGAGGGCCAGAAGCTCGAAGGCCGCGAGTTCCGCCTGCAGCACGCCTCGCACACCATGCGCATCAACGAGTTCCGCCACGGCGTGAACATCGGCGCCCGCATCGAGCAGACGCGCGTGGGCTACAACCTGCGCAAGCAGGGCCGCGAGAAGCTGACCGACTACATCAAGGAGCTGTACGAGGAAGTCATCTGCATGGCCATCAGCGGTGCGCGCGGCATCGGTGGCGAGATCCAGCACTTCGACACCACGTACACGGGCTACCCGAACGCGCTGCGCGCCCCGGACGCGGCCCACCTGTACGTCGGCAAGGCCGGTGACAAGGCCAAGGCCACGCTGGTGCAGGCCGACACGCTGGCCCTGACCACCATCAACAAGCTGCGCACCAAGGCCAAGAAGATGCTGGGCGGCCAGCCGGACAAGGCCGTCAAGATGACGCCCATCTCCATGGGTGGCAAGAAGGTCTTCTGCCTGGCGACGCCGCCCGAGTGCATCCAGGACATTCGGGACGACGCGGGCGCCCAGGGCTGGTTCGAGGCGCAGAAGGCTCTGACGACTGCCATCGGCAAGGAGTCGGAAATCTTCAAGGGCGGCGCGGGCATGTTCAACGGCGTGCTCGTCGACGAGATGGAGACGTGCGTCAAGTTCGGCGACTACGGCGCTGGCGGCAACGTCCCGGCGGCTCGCTCCCTGTTCATGGGCGCGAACGCGGGCTTCATCGCCCACGGCACCAAGGGCATGGCCGATGGCATGTCCGTGGCGCTCGACGAGGACACGGCCGACCGCAAGCACGACTCGATCCTCTTCTTCGAGATGATTTTTGGCGCCGACAAGACGGCCTTCAACGGCATGGACTACGGCCTCATCACCGTGGACAGCGCGTTCACCGCTGCCGTCTAAGCAGGCTCGGGCTCGGCTTCGGCCGGGCCTGCCCCCTGCGCAAGCACAGACCCCCCCAAGGAGCACTTCATGGCCCTGTACCAATCCAAGCAGATCCTCGCCCGCATCCCGATCATCGCGCTCGACGGCGCCGATGACGTGGCGCCCATCCAGGCCGAGTTCGTCGTCCCCGCGGGCGGCCTGGCCGTCAACGACGTGATCGAGATGGGCGGCATCACGCCGACCATGCGCGTGATCGACGCCATCATCCACAACACCGCGGCCGGCGCTGGCGCGACGTTCGACCTGGGCTACCTGACGGGCAGCTACGGCACGACGGGCGCACGCACCTGCGGCAACGAGTTCATCGCCGCTGGCGACATGAACGCCACGACGGTGAAGCGTCTCACGAAGTCGGTCACGACCGAGCCCGCTGCCGCGGCCGGCAACCTGACCGACGACGCCACCGGCTGGGGCCTCAAGGTCACGGGCGCCACCTGGGCCGCTGGCACGGTCATCCGCGCCACGCTCTTCTGCGCGTCGATCTAAGCCATGGCGGGCAAGAAGGGGAACGGCAAGGCCCAGGCGGGAGCCTCGGCCACGCCCAAGAGCGTGAAGGCGGCAGGGGCGAAGGCCGCTGCGCCTGCACCTGCGCCCACGCCCGAGCAGGCACCACCGCCTGCACCGGCCCCTGCGCCCACGCCTGAGCCGTCCGCCACGGCTCCGGTGACGCCACCGCCTCCGCCGGACCCTGATCCGGCCCCTCAAGCCGCAGAGCCATTGTCGGCAGCCGACCGGGAGAACCCCGACAAGCTGACCGGCGAGGCTCTGCGCACCCTTGCCCATCGCCGCGGCGTGGCCCGCAGCGAAGCCGAGCGCATGACGGACGAGCAGATCCGCATGCAGCTCCGCTACATCACCAACCGGCAGTACACGGAAGAGGAATGACGGGTGAACTGGGATGGCTTCGGCCCGCTCATCCTGCCCTACGCGACGACGGTTTCGGCGCCGCTGCTGAAGCAGCACGTCCGCCTGGCCGCCATCGAGTTCTTCAGCTACACCAAGGCGTGGCAGGCTGAACTGGCCGCGCTGACGGCCGACGGCGTGAAAACCGCTTTCGCGCTCACGCTGCCAACCGACTCTGCCGTCGAGAAGCTGCTGACTGTCGAGGTGACGGACGCCAACGGCAACAAGTCCGAGCCGGGCGTGAAGACCCCGCTGTACGGCGCCCGCCTGGCGCGGCAGAACGCCCCCGACCTGATCGCGTTCATGACCGCAGGCCGGGCCATCCTCAACGTGCAGCCCAAGCGCCCAGCCGGCGAAACGATCGTTGCCACGGTCGCGCTCAAGCCGTCGATGGCCGCGCTCACCATGCCCGATGACCTGTTCGAGCAGTTCGGCATGGACATAGCCAAGGGCGCGCTGGCTTCGCTGCTGGCGATCAAGGACAAGCCTTGGACCGACACGTCCCTGGCCCGCCTCATGTACGTGGAATTCAACAACGCCAAGGCCGTGACCTCCCGCCAAGTGGAGCGCGGCTTTGCCACCAGCCAGCGTCGCTCGGCGATCCGCTGGTACTAGGCCAAAGGGAACCATCATGACGATCCGCATCATCCGCACCGCAACCCTTGGCCTCCCCGTGGGCACGATGCGGACGTTCTCTGCAGCTGTGGAAGCTGCACTAGTTGCTGACAAAGAGGCGGTCTACGACACGTTGCCTGCTGCGCCATCGGGGGTGGCTCCGGTCACGGCTGATTTGGCTGGGAACTTGTACGCAAACGGTCAGCCTTTTCAAGCATCGGTGTCAGGGGCTGGGATTTCGGTTGACCCGGCCGTCCGCGCCTCGCGCGGCTACGTCGTCGCGGCCGATCTGCGAGCCGCGAACATTGCCGCGAGCGCGAACTGCA